TCATTTAATTATTCCTATTGTCTATACTATTTATAAACATTCCTATGGGGTTGTATCATCAAATGTTGAAGTTGTTTGAGCAAAGTTTGTAACAGTATTAGAGAATAATTCCTGTGAAGCCGCAAATTGCGTAGGCATTGCAAAATTTGTCTTTAATAACTGACCATCTGGATTTGAAGTTGCTAAAAATATAGCACCTCTTCCATCTAGTGATGTTCTTGTACCTTGTATTGTTATTTCATTTAATACTTTAAATGTTATTTTACTTGCACCTGAAGTTACACCAAATATTGTATTTGCGTGTTTGTTTAGTGTGCCAAATTTAGGTCCTGCATATGCGTATCCTTGTTTAACTTCTACACCATCTATTGTTGCTCTTTTTCTACTAATCATACTAATTTCAATAGGTGGTCTTGTTAGAGTTACATCTCTAGTATTTGAAGTAAATGTCTCCTCATAATCATTACCAGCGTGTATTGTTCCTTCAGACATATTATCTGATCTTAAATTTGTGCCATCATCTACTGTTCCTAATCTTCTACCAAAGACAGTTGTAAATAATACATTTAATATATTGAATAATGGATTATCTATAGCACCTGATATAACACCTGTAACTGGTGCTCTAACTTTTAAACTTAATCTACTAACCAAATCAACTTGTCCTGTAAAATAAAAACCTGCTGTGTGCATAGTCTTTTTAAATGAGTCTCTCCAATCATTAATTGATTGACCAACTTTTAGTACATAAGAAAAATCTTGGTAGTATTTACTATCTTGTACTTTCATAGTTTGTTCAGATACATAACCATCTTCATTTAAAAACTTACCATCTGTATCTGCTACAGAAACTACATCTACTGTGGCACTAGCAACATCTAATCTTATTACTGTTGCTGATCCACTACTTGTTGATGTTATTGTTTCGTTTAGAATAAAATTAGTATTTAAATCTTTTACTTTTAAAACTTGTGTGTCTGAGTCATAACTTGCAAGTTTACCAGTTGCACCTGAAGTACCACCTGTTATAATATCATTGGCATTGAAGTTACCTGACTTGTTAGTTAGTAATAAACAGTTTCTAAATTTAATTGCTGGAGTAGGACTATTTTGATAACCTTCTCCTAATTCATTTGTTTTTAATCCTATAACTCTTCCTATATCTGTACCGTGTGCTAAAACATTTGCATTTGAACCAGATGAAGTTATTGATACTTTAGGTAAAGTTGTATAACCACTACCTTTGTTAATTAAAAATATATCTGTTATATCATTTAAATCGGAGTTAGTAGCACCTTCCATAACAATTTTACTTCCAGAGTATTGATCTCCTCTACCAGTTTCAGATTCCATTAAAATGTGTTCAGCACTTGTTCCGTCTTCAGCAGCAATACCACCATTAACAACAGAAACAAATCCTTCTGCATTAACACCTTCTGTTCCTGTATTATCAAAAACTAATCTATCTCCTACTGAATAACCTGTTCCTGCATTGTCAATAATAATTTCCGATACAGGTCCTGAACCTATATCACTAATAGCAATATCAGCACCTACACCACCACCTGATACAGTTAAGAAATCGCCAGTAGAATATAAGTTACCGTCATTTGTAATTGTTTTTAATCCTGGTATACCTGTAATAGTTGATTTAATAAAAAAGTCATCTGTATCACTAGCAGTACCAGTAATTTCTTCACCAATACTAAATGTACCAGTCATTGAATTTATATTAAGTACAAATTCAGAAACTTCTTTATTACCTATAATAAATTTCTTAATTGATTCTATAATAGCAGTCGCTGCTGTATTTGAACCTGTAATTTTTCTACCAACTAAATTTGTTGAATCACCTACTGTTGTAATTGCTCTTAAAACTTTTTGTGTGTCCCATTGTCCATCAGATACACGCAACATCTGTGTTCTTGGATAAAATGTTTCTGATACTTGATTAAATAATATTCTAAAAAATAATTCGTGTCCTGCCTGTGTACCTTTTAGTTGATACATTGATTTAATGTTTTTAATTAGATTTCTTTTGTCTAATCCTATTGCTAAATTTTCAGGTATTGTTTTTAAAAACTCATCTCTAAATTTTGATAAGAAGTTTGATATAACTTTGTCAGGATCTCTAAAGTTTGTTAGGTCCTGAACAGTTGATACAGGATTAGGACGATAATCATTAATTGATGCTTGAGCATTTGAAGTATTGCCTACTATTGTTTCGTTTTTATCAAACTTGTCTTGTGCTGATATATAAAGTTTACCATTTGTTAAATCTTCGGCAAGAATTGTTGCAGTTGCATTTGATACAAGACCTGTTATTGTTTCACCAACTGAAAATTTACCATATACAGTATCTTCGTAAATTATTTTATCACCAGCGTCTGATTGTGTTTTTTCTGAAGTTATTTTTGAACCGTCTAATAATAAATTATCTAAAAGACCTGTTTCATTTTCTAAAGTTATACCGTCTGTATTTTCAATACTTGTAACCTGCAACATAGCAGATTCCATAAATTGATAATAAGTTTTTAAGAATTGAACGAATTGAGGGTGGTCATCAACTACGAAACTAGGTAATTGACTATTAATGAGTGTTGAGATTTTGTCATTAAACTTTGCCATAGGACATTAGTAACTTGATGTTGTTGTGTAACCTACTCCTGCCTCGGAAGAACCACCTATAAAGGTATCTTCAGAAACATTTACAATTGAATTTCCTACATCTATTTCTAAAATTTGATCTCTTACAGGAACGACATCATTTGAAAGAGGAGAAATAGTTACCTCTATATTAGTTGAGGCAGCCCCTCTTATATTAGATATTGAAGCAACACTTAAAGAATTAAGAGTAACTTGTCCTGAAGAATAATCTACTGTACCTTGTGTAGCATTTTGTATTGTTTTAATACCACCTACTAGATAATAAACTCTAACATTTCCAACACCATCATCATCTAAAAACATTTCATTATTATTTCCTGATATTTTAAAACCAGTAGATGATAAAACTGATTCGTGTCCTGAATGAGGATTGTAAATTGCATTTCTAAAATAAACATCATATTTTGTAGATGAGTTTAAAGTAGGTGTAAACTGTTTTCTTATTTTAACAGTTGTAATATTGGATAAAATAGAATTATCTACATCATCAATTATACCCATAACTTTAGAGTATCTAAACACACCATCAAATGCTGTTAAAGTATTTTTATTGTAATCTGTTATTGCGTCCACAATTTCTGACTTCAAAGTGTCTGCTGTTTTAGTAGTAGAGTTTTTATCAAACTTAGCATTAATTACTAACACAACTGAAGTTATTATTGGGTCAATTATTTCAGGTCTTACTGAAGCAACATTATAAGATTTTAATTTTGTTACTATATCTAATTTTGTAGCATTAGTTAAAGGCACACCTGACTGACCTTTGACTGCAATCTTAACAACACCGTAAACAGGTGTTTCATCATCTTCACCACCCCAAGCACTAATAGATGTTGCATTAGGATAAATTGATTTAACTAAAGTTTCGTAATCTGTTGTTGTAACTGCTCTGTCTTGTGATGTATATTGTAAAGGTGCATTAAATCTAATTGATTCTTTTGTTTCAGGAATAGAACCGCCTTGTGCTGCTGTTTTAGTTACAACAGTTACATCTGAAAATCCACCTACTGAACCTTTTGCTGTAAAATTTGTTGTACCATTTGCGTCTTCTAAATTTGAAACTATATATTCTAAAATTACAATATTACCATCTGCTAATTTTTTACCTAATACATCATCGCCAAAGTAAATTTCAAATTTACCTGTATCTGTTTCTGATAAAAAATATGCCTTTGATGTATTGTTTAAACTTTTTAATCCTGTTGCTAATGTATAAACACTTTGGTTTGTATCGCTGATAGAAGTTTGTACAGTTACCTTTAAAGTAGTTGTATCAGCATTTATATTAGGAATTACAAATTTTTGGTCAACATCTGTATTGTCAACTGTATATTTAAAGTTTACTAAAGTACCTTCATATAAAGTTACATTTGAAAATTTATAAACACCATCAGCAGGTGACATTGCTATATCTTCATTAGTTACAAAACTATAATCTGTATTATCTATTGTTGCTGAAAATGTTGTTCCTTTATCCATTGTAACTGAAGAACCAGTAGCGTTGTTTAAAGTTATATCAACAAGAGCAGTAGGAGATTTTGCTGAAGAAGGAGTATATCCTAACATCTTTGCTAATGACACTACATTTTTTCTAACATCAGCAGAGTCAAGGTACATTTCATTTGCAACCATATTAGCATTGAAACCTAGATAGTGTGTATTGTATGCTAGTGTGTCTAGTAGTACAGAAAATCCTGAACCTTCAAAATTGTAATCTGAAAACTCTGGTTGATCTTGTAAGAATGCTTTTAAATTTAATTTGATCGTGTCAAAATCTAAATCTGATACTACGAATTTATTACTTGCCATATTATCTTAATCTTTCTAAAAATGTTTCTACTTCTACTGGTTGATCTGATCCAACAACATAAAACATAATCTTTAATGTGTAACTGTTTCTATCAATATCAGGATTTGCTAAAACTTGTTGTAAATCAATTCTTGGTTCAAAATTGTTTAACACTTCAGCAACTTTTCTTTGTAAGTTAAGAGCAGTTAAAGGTGTCATTGGTTCAAACAACATTGCTCTTACATCACTTCCTATTTCAGGATGAAAAGGTCTCTCATAATGATTTGTGTTAATTAAATTTCTAACACTTCTTTTAACTGCCTCTACATCTGTTAATCTATTAACATCATTAGTTACTCTATTACGACCAAAGTCTAAATCTAAATCTTTATAGATTCTACTTGCTCTTTTAGAGTTATTGGTTGTACTAGCATCGTAGTTTGACATATCTCTTATATTTATACGCTAACCCGAGAAAACATTAGAAGAACCTTTAATCATTGCACCAGCGTCTGCACTATCACCTACTCTTGCAATAGATAGACCACATACTCTCACAGTTGAAGAACCTGCATTAACTTTTGCCACGTGAGGCGCACAAGGTGGTAATGGTGGAAAAGGGTGTGATACAGTTGGATCAGTAACCCTTGCAATTAATATACTATTTGCAAAAACAGTTGATTGTCCTGGTGTGTTTAATGTTGTTGTACCAGCACAAGCGTGTCCTGTACTTAAACTATCCCCTTTTCTACTAACTTTTGGCATTATGCACTTCTTCTACTTGCTTGTAATTTCGCTTTTGCAGCTGCTCTTCGTTTTTCTGTTATTATTGATT